GGAAGGTCACGTTCGAACGCTGGTTGTTGTTGCCGGTGAAAGTCAGAGCCTTGTTCATCTGGAAAGCCGACAGATAGACGGTATCCGGCTTTCCGCCAGAAACCCAGATCGCCTGCATCACGCTGTCGAACTTCGTCTGATCAAAAGCAGTCGGAGTGCCGTCATCGGTGCGGGCGTTGGTGCCGTCGCCGGTCGGGTCAGCACCCGAAGAACCAGACTGGAAGTTGGTGTTCGTGGTCATCCAAGCCGGAACGCCTGCCAAACGACGAGCGGCAACCGACGAGCCTGCCGAGCGTGCTTGGTTCGCAAACAAAGCCTTCTCAATGTCGAGCTTCTGCTCCTTGGCGATCTTCAGCACCTGGTATGCCATTTCGCGCGCGCGACCGGCTTTATTCAAGCCATCGTCGGTGCCGGGGATGGCAACGGAATTCTTGAAGATCTGCGTGTAGTTGCCCAAACGCGTCGTAACAGAACGCGCTTCCGGGGCGGTGTCGCCGCCTTCGATGTGGGCGTTATCAGCGGACGAACGCAGAGCATCGGTCTGCCATTCGTGCAGCGTGTTGGTTGCCTTGGCCTTGCCGCAACGGGTGTAGAACGGCGTTTCCTCGGGCGAGATGTCGTAAATGATATCCTGAAGGTCTTCGCGGATACCTTTCACGTCGTAGCTGTCAAGCGTGTTGGTTGGCTGTGCCATGATCCAAATCCTCTAACGTTTCATTTGAACAGAAGATCGATGAAAGCCTCAGGCTTTCCTGTCTTCCGTGCTGCGTCGATCTGCTTTTTCCGAACGATCTGTTGCGGCTCAACGCGGCGCATCGATGGCTTGATTGACTTGGGCGCAACGGGTGCCTGTTTGGTCCGTGCAACCTGCAATTCGCGCCACTTCATCGCGTCGTGTAGGACCAAGACATGACGAGCGTCGATGATGCCCCCCAATTCCTGGTCAGAAAAACCGTAAGCCTCGGTTGCCGTTGATCTGATCTTGGCCGTAATATCGCGGGCCTTGTTCGGATCGGCAAACTCTGGAATGCGCCCCTGCAAAACTTTGCCCTGATCTGCAACAAACTCAGCCATTGCCCTGTCCTGCATTTGGCGCTGTGATGCTGCCGTCTGCTGGATTTGGTATTGCTGCGTCTGAAACTCGTTCAGGTCTTTGCGATAGCGCGCCTCTGCCTGCATGTAGCCGATGGGGTCTTTGTCCATCATGGCAATGTCAGGCGCTTGCGGTGGTGCCTTGAAACCCTGCGATTGGATGGTTTGCACCACCTGCATGAATTTCGATTGCTCGGTTTGAAGGGCTTCGTAAAGCTCCGTTGCCTGTTTACGGGCTTCGGCTGCTTCTTGCATACCCTTCTGGATATAAGCCTGACCGGAGAATGAACGCTTTAGGTCGTCCAGCGTTACATCGACTTCCTTGCCGTCAACCTTGACGGTGTATTTCGATGGCGCTTGTTCCTGTGATTCCTCTTCGTTTTCGGCTTCGACTTCTTCCGGCGCGTCAACCTCGGTTTCTTCGCCTTGCGCTTCAGTCTCTTGCGCTTCCAATTCCGGATCAATCGCAGGGGCTTCCTGCGGTGTTGCATCCGGCTTGGGTGGTTCTTCCATGATCAACAGCGAATTTACCGCTGCTTCCATTTGTTCAGTCGCTTCCATTGCGGTCCTGAGCCTTTTTGTCTGCGACCTTCTCAGCGTCGATGCGCGTTTGAATAGCCGCAATGAATGTTTCAACAGCCCGAACCGCCTCATGCGCCCGCGCTATTGCTGTTATATCAGATGCCGGGTTCAAAAACAATTGCACCGCGTCGTTCCTGATTTCATCGCAGATTTCCCTGAACGGCTCATAACCCTCAAGCTGGCGAGCTTGTGTTGCGCGCTGGCGAATATCAAGCATTTGGCATCATCCCCATCGGCTGGCCCATAGGCTGCGTCATGGCCTGTTGCGCGCGGATTTGCTGCTCGTTCAGGCGAATGCCACTGTTGGCAAGGATTTTAGCCGCCTCAATGGCGAGGTCTTGGATCATCCTATCCCGCTCACGGTCGTCCTGCATTTGGGCCTTCACGAAGTCCATTTGCATCTTCTGTTGATCTGCCTGCACCCGCGCCGATGTTTTCATCTGCTCGGCTTGCAAGAATGCCGCGTTTGGATCGCTGGGCTGCTGCTGCTGGCCTTGCGCTGCTTGCGCCGCCTGCATCATCAACTGTTGCTCCATCTGCGGGTTCATCGGCTGGTAATACCGCTCCGCATTGTGCATCCCGCCATGGCGCAGGATGTCGGCTAGGGTGTTGCGGATGTTGGTCATCGTAACAACGCCATTCTGCGGCCCGTATGACTGCCAGATGCCCATCTGCGTTTGCAGCGTCTCGCGCAGCACCATCGCCCGCTCTTCGTGCTTGTTGGTGCCGATGCCGACATTGACTGTCAGGTCAGTGTCAGCCGACCAAGAACGCGGGTCAACCGGCACAAACTCGCCGTTGATACGCATCATCTCTTCGCCGCCGATGTGCTGTTTGGCCAGTTTGGCGATGATCTTGAACGCCTGCTTATAGCCGCCCTCTGCCAAGTGACGCGCAATCAGTTCAGAGACTTGATTAGCGGCCTGCACAGCGGCGTTGACGCCCTGCGCGGTCTGCGATTGCAGCACGTTGGCATCCAGCCCCATACCGGCCCCAGAAACGCCCGTCTTGGCCCGGATCGCCTCATCGTAATAGGTGATCGCAGGCAACAGACCGCCAGCCATGCCGCCGATGGTGATTTCCCGCAAAGCCGATACGTCCTTGGTGCGGATGATTGCGCCAATCTCGTTATTCAACACGTCATCAATATTCACGAGCTGGGAGTTGACCACCATGCGCGGGTTGTTGATCAGCGCCATGTTATCCAGCAAGCCGCGCAACAGGGCCGTGGCGGCGTCCTGATCGTCCGTGATGATCTCCACCAGCGACCGACCAAAGAACGCATGGGCCTCGGGGTCAACTTCAAAAACCGCAAACGGCATCTGGTCGCAAAGTTCATATTCAAGCAGTTCATAGCTGCCGCCGCCGCACAGGAATTTGTAAAGCCGGGGAATGCCCGTCCCTTCAATGTCCATCTTCATATAGGCTTCGGTCAGCGTGATTTTCCGCATTGACGGATCGTTGGCGTCCTCGTCGGTGTCGGTTGCATCCCATCCCAGGCGTTGCAGGGTTTCTTCCTCGTCAACACGCCCGTCAGTCGTCCCGCCCATATTATAGACAGTCTCAAAGTCAAACCCCATTGCCACAACATCGCCCACCCGCATTTCTGCGCTGTGGCCGCAAACATAACAATCCTCGATCCCGGATGCATTTCGGTCCACAAAGAAATCCTCCGGCGCTACAACGTCAATTCGGATTTCCTTAAATCGGCTTTCCTTGGCAACCTTCATGTCATACATCGCAGGCATGATGGTCATGCCCATTTCGTCAATCGTCGCCTCCTGCGTAACTTCTTCCTCCAAGATTTCAATCTCGGGGTCCATCCGCAGCATTTGCACCTGATCCTCCATCAGGTCGCTGTATTGGTCAATTTCAACCGTGGCAGGCTCATCAACGTAGACTTTCCAAATGCCAACCTTCTTCTTTAGCGCGTCGTCAATTGCATCGGACAGGATTTGAAAGCCGTTGTTGCGATCAAAGACGTAGCTGGCATAGTTGGTCTTTTGCTCGGCCTCTTGCACCGCTTGGGGCTTGCGCGGGGTAAACTCAACTGGGCGGCCTGATTGCAGGAAAACACGCATGAGCGCAGGCTTGACCGCTCGGACAGTATCCCGGCATTTAGTGGCGACCACGCTAGACCGCCCATCCTCGGACGCCAAATCAACCTTGCCGTCAAAATACTTCTGCGCCTTGATCCGCTCCGGGGCGATTTCCGCCTCGATGAAATCAACCGCCTCAGTTATGGCGTTCTTGATTGTGTTCTGGATCTGGTCGCGGGATAGCTTTTTCGGTTTCATCTCTACCTCATTGCGCCAGAAGGCCGGGGATCGTGCGCCCGATTTGCGTCATCGTGCCAAGCGGATCACGCAGCATAGCCTGAATTGGCGGGCTGCGCATTGCCATTTGGCCCATAGATGGGGCAAGCGCACCTCCAGCGGCTGCAAGGCCAATGCCGAGCGGGCCGAGGCCAGCACCATATGAACCAGCTCCAGCCATAGACGCCAATGCCAATGGCAGCGCTTCGGAGATGGACCGCACGCCACCTGGTGACGTAGCAGGAGCAGCACGTAGCGTTGCCGCTGCCGATCTGGTGAAGTCCGTCATGGGCGTTGAACGACCCGTGGCATAGGCTTCACGGCCCTGCGCGCGGATCATGGATTGGTTGATCGCCGTGGGTGACAGGATGCCAGCCTCTGCGCCTGCCCGTGATGCAGCATCCCGGACGCCTATATAATCTCTGTAAGCCTCACGGGCTTTTGCAAGCGCAGCAATATCGCTTTGGCGGCCAGCAGCAGTCAATGTTGTGTCCGTCATTTCATCTAGCAACTTGCGCATGGCGTGGGCCGCCTCACGGGTTGCCGCGTCCGGCGATACAGTCAATGCGCCGATGTCAGACCGCCAAGTCTTTAGGCGAGACAGCGGAACATCTTTTTTAGCAGCGGCCAATGCGCGGATTTCGTTGGCAATGCCACGCACACGCGGCGTCAACTGCCCAGCAGGGACGCGGGCAACATAATCGGCGGCAACATCAACAGCGGCTTGCGCTTGGCTGGTGTTGGGAATGATGCTCACGCCTTGAACTGCATCGTCCATTTGCTTGACGATTGATTTCTCAATCTGCATCAGATTGGTTGGGGTCGCCACTTTGGCATTGCTGCCAAGTTGGCGAAGGGTTGCCGCCGTGAAGTCCTCTAATTGCTGGTCGGTTGCCTGCAACATCCCTTCCATACGCATAAGCGTTGGGGATTGTCGCGCTTGGCCTGCCGAGACATCAACGCCAGCTTCACGCATGACGTTAGCCATTCGGGCTGCCTCATCATCGCCGGGGAACATGCCGGGGCGAGATGCCAGCATTCCGCCACCGACTGCGCCCAAAAGGCGGGAAATGGTCTGCCCAGTTTCGCCAAGCCCAACAGCTTCAGCCGTTTGCCCTGCGGTTTCGCTGGCAAGGCCAGGGAATAGACCAAACCGCAAGGCGTTTTTAACGCCACCGCCCAGCCCGCCTCCCATAAATTCACCACCAGTGGATATAAACTGACCAACGCGGCCAGGCGCTTTGTATTCAGTTTCGCCGCCGGTCAGCGCGCTGGCTCCGCTGCGAAGGCCAGCGCCTGACAGCGCCGAAAATACCGGGCTTGGCGGCATATCGGTGGGCAGAAGGCCAATATTTTGCAGACCGACATCGGCCAAGTTGCCAAGCGTTCCAGGCAGGCCGACAAGTTCCATCGCACCCCGCGCAAGGGCAGGAACAACGCCGCGAACATACTGACCAGCTTGCTCACCAATGGTGTCTGCAGGGCCGCTGCCGATGAAGTTTTCGTAAAGAGTTTGGCCCAAAGTGCGTTCAGGCACTGGCTGCGGGGTGGAGCCTCCAAGCATTTTCTGCAACGCGGCTAAGGCTTGTTGTTCAGTTCCTGCCGTGACAATATATTTGCTTCCGTCAGGCGTGGTCAGTTCAAAGTCGGCCATCAGTTCACCTTCCTGATCGTTACGCCGTCGATGACGACTGGCTGTCCAGCGCCGCCGCCACCAGCCGCAGCAGGCGGCGCCTTGAAGCTTGCAAGCGGGTTCTGCCGATCCTGCAGCATCTGAAACGCTTGCGGACGGTCAATTTCGCCTTGCCGAAGCAATTGAACGATCTGCGCGCCCTGTGCATCGTACTGAGCAATGGCCCGCATGGTGTCTACGATAGTCTGGTTGCCGCCAGGCTGGTTGATGATGCGCGGCAGCGACTGCTTGAAAAGCGCAAGGTCGGCGTCGGACATTGGGCCTGACCCAGGCTGGCGCTGCTCCGGCACAAGAGAATTGATCAGCGCTTGTGCAGATTGAATGTCGTCCAGTCCTTCGGTGCTGATGCCGAACTCACCGGCCGCCTGCTTAATTGCGCCTTCGGCCCCGGTCGGGGCAGACTTCAGCAGCGTATCCAATTGGTCGATGCGGCCAAGATTGCGCGTGGCTTGCAGGCCGGACGCATAGACCGTTCCGAGAAGATCAGCGTCAGCCTTTGCGAAGCCCTCATCAAACTTGCCGCCGCCGGTGTTGACGTTCACGGTCGGACCTGCCGCACCGCCGACCTTGGTGACGGTGCCATCTGGTTTTTGGCTGTATAGGCCTTCCTCAATCTGCGTGCCGGGATACATCGCGCGAAGCTGCTCAGCCGTCACGACCTGCCCCTGAGGTTCCGCAGGCCTTTCACGCGACAAGGCCTCGTTGACTGTAGACCCCGCGTCGATAGAGCCAGCTTCCAAAGCAGACGCCAGATCATCATGCCCGCGCGAGCGCAACCACTCAATCGTCGCGTTCTTTTGCGCTGTTGTTGCCCGCCCCTGTATGCCTTCCTGCAACTGGCCAATCAAGGCTTGGTTGGGGTTCATCATCAAGCCCTCAATGGCAATCGCCATGCGCGACCGTGCGTCGCGTCCTTGCGGCCCAAAGAAGCCGCCCAGAAGGCCGCGCTGTTGTTGGGGTGCCATTGGCGCTTGTTGGGGCATGGCCGCGCTGGATGGCGCTCCTGTGGCCTGTGCTGGCATTTGCGCGGGCATGGGCTGCCCGATGCCAGCGCGGCGCAATTCATCCATGCTGATCGCCGTTGACCCTGGTTGAATTAACAATCCCATTTAAGCCCCCAATAATCCAAAGAAGCCGCCGCGCTGTTTTGCCATCTCGGCCAATCGCGGGTCTTTCTTTTGAGTGATGATGTTGAACAAGTTGGCAATCGGCGCGGCCTTTGCGTCTTGCGCAATGCCACGGCTTGCCGCAAACTGTGATAGCAGGCCCATGCCCCTGAACGGATCGACGGGCTGTATCTGACCCATCATGGGCGCGACGGGCTGGCCCATCGAAAGGGCCATGTTAGGCATTGGCATTCCGGCAATATCAGCCGCGTAGCCAAGCCGCTTATCCATGTTTGGAATGCCAGGTCGCAAAAACTTTTCCGAATAAATGCGTGCGGCTTCAAACGGATCTTGCACGCCCTGCAACGCGGCATATGCCGCCCGCTCTGGCCCCTGCAACTCATACATGGTGAAGTCTAGTTGAGTTTGCAGGTCGTCTAAAGGCACGCCGCGCTCTGCGGCAAACTGCTCATATGCGACACGCCGTGGGCCTGTCCATTGATTGAGACCAAAGCCACCACGCGAGCCGGGAACAACGGGAGAAATCTCGTTGATACCAGTCTGTAAGTTGCTTTCCGCCTTCATGTTTGCAACGATGCCCTGCGCTATCGGCAGAGACACGCCCCTTGCAAGCAATCCGGCAATAATCTCCTGTTCCATTACAGCCCCCCGAACGCTGCTGTAAGGTATTGCAACAGCCCCGGCTTACTGGTTGCCGTGCTGGTCTGCTGGCCCATGTTCGCCGCGCCCAAGGCTGCCATTGGTGCAGATAGGGAATTCATTGGCGCGTTGGTGTAGCCGCCATACTGGCCGCGTGCCGCGTCAATCAACTGCTGGTTAATGCCCTGCTGCATTCCGCCCTGCTGCATTTGCTGCTGGCCGATCTGCTGGCCAAATCCAAAGCCCTGACTGGCAAGGTTGGACATCATGCCTTGTTGCTGCTGCGCCGCGCCCAGAGCCGTGTTGAAACCCTGTTGTCGCTGCTGCGCGGAAATGTCACCGAATGCGCGACCATAATCGCCCAGCATCGTGCCTTCGGCTACGCCTTGCCGTGATCCACCGAATGCCCCCGCTTGCGTTGCCTGCGCGCCCAGTTGGTTTTGCTGCATCTGCGCTTGCCGCATCAAATCCGCACCCGTGCGGTCGATTACCTCGGACGTATATGGGTTCATAAACTGGCCGATGTTCGGCCCTTGCAACGCGGTGTTGTACGCCCCAGCCGCTTGGCCATAGACGCCGCCGCCTGCCGGTTGCTGCATCTGCTGCACTTGTTGTGGGTTTGATCCGCCTGCCATGATTATCTCCCCTGTGGCCGCGTCATTGGGCGGTTTGCTGATGTTGGGGCTTGCTGCGGGCGGGCAACAGAAGCCGCTAGGCGGTTTACAATGCTATTCGGGTTTGCGGTGTTGATGCCACCCGGCAAGCGCGATGCAAGTTGGCTGGATGCCCAATTAAACCCTTGAGGTTTGATCATGCCAGACGTTGCGCCCATCGGCATAACGCTGGCACTGGTAGACGTGCGGTTGCGATTCTGTTGCGCCATCTGTGCAGGCTGTTGCGCCATCGGCTGCGATGCCATCTGTCCGGTGATTGGGTCAATGAACATGCCCGCGATTGCGTTGGCCTGCCCTGGCGCATTGGCGCGCAAGGCGGCAACGCTCTGTTCAAACATCGGGGCGGATGAATAGGCCGACATCCCGCCATAATCCTGCGCTTGAGGCATTCCGGCCATTGGGTCAGCCGTTGGCAAGCCAAACGCCGATGCCGCCTGATTTGTTCCCTGCATGGCTGCAATCTGCATAGGCGTCATTGCGGCAACATCAGGGCCAAAATATGGCGTGTAGCCAAGTTGCGAAACCTGATTAGCGCGGCCTAGGTTTTGTTGCGCTGCGTTTTCCAGCCATGCCGGAACCTGAACCGATGTTGATTGGCTTCCGCCCTTGCCGCCGCCGCTCATTCAAAACCCCTTTCCATTGTGACAAAAACAGGCTTAAACCCGTGATTGCCCAAAACGCGCTGCCATCCATTCCGGCCTGTCAGCGTGAGGGAAGTGCAGTCTTGCGTCCTGCCCCACTTTATCGCGCTGTCAATCATGTCAAGGATCTGGTCTAACTCGCCAGCCGCCAAGAAACAGTGCAGCACCTTCTTGCGAGGATACTCCACAATCTCCGTTATTGCAACGCCGCGAGGTGCTGGCCAGAATTGCGCCCGCCCAGTTGCCACCAGTTCCGCCACATCCTCGAAGATATGCGTGCCGCCGCTATAAGCTAGGGCCGATTCAATCAGGGCGCGGTAATCGTGGATGTTTGGAATCATGCCTGCACCCTCACGATATTCAGCGTCACTGACGGCGCTGATGGTGCATATGCCGTGGCCGCGTGGGCTTTCAGCCTTCCATTCGTGCTGCTCACAGCCCACATGATATTCAGGACATCGCCATCCGAAACGGTGAAAACAGCCGTGCGGCTGACAACGTTTGTCGCGCCGTTGTTGTGCAGGCTGGCCATGACCGTGTTACCCGTGGCGTCAACCCCGTTAAGCCTCGGCCAAAAACGGAAATCAACTTGGCTGGCTGACGTGCTGGCAATTTGTGCCGTGAACGAAAGCGAATATATCCCGCCTTCCTCAAACGTGATTTCAGTCAGCGGCGATCCCGTCAGCGTAAAATTGTCCAAAGCAACCACATCCAGCGTCACTTTGTATGCCGTGTCAGCCGCAGCAGCCGTTACATCAGCGTCCTGCCCAAAAATCGCATAACCGTCAGCCAGCAGGATTTGCCGAAACTCTCCATCGCGTGAGACAACCGGATATTTGTTTGCCCGGTCCCATAGAATTACACCATTCTCATTTGCCGATGATGACGCTTCTCTTGCAGAAAGCTGCGATTGCACGCGCCCAAGATAGCGCCGCAAATCCTCGGCCCATATCTGCCAGCGCTCACCAATGACGGGTGGAACTTTCATTCTGCGCTCATGTTAACATACGTTAATTCTTGCAAAATCATATGCGTGGCCCCTACCGATCCATAACCGCCGATCTTGCCCGCAATTCTGTATTGAGCGAGGTTGTCATACCCCAATCCAACCAAACAAACTCCGACAATCTGGCCGCTCTTGGCCATCTCAAGCCATTCCTCCAGCGCTGCAACGCAAGTCTCATTTACTTCGTGCTCACCCACCGGCCCGCCATAAAGTGAAAGCACCTTTTTCACCGCTGGCCTCCTTGTTTCATGTCAAGCGCTGGAATGCCAAACCGCCAATCTGTTGCGGTCCCTGTCACACGCATTCGGATTTGCCGACCCGTGAACCGCACGTCAGTCGGGTTGGTCATGCTATACGGCCCATAGCTGCGCTCGGTGTCGTTCGGATAGAATCGCGTTTTGAATGTCGTAGTCACCTGGCCTTGCGTCTTTTCATCGGGGATAAGCATGGTGCAAACTGCCACGTTATCACCAGCGCCGATCTGGATCGGGCCGCTTTCCGCGTAGATGCTAGCCCCCTCATATGCCGTGCCGCTTTCCTGATTGTAAGCCTGTCCCGTGGCGTCAATCCAGATCGGGGTTACGAACACGCCACGGTCCACGCCAGTCGTGCGCGCAATAATGCCCGTTGACCAATGCCGCTCAAGATAATTGAACGAAACGTATCTGTCGCATTCGGTCGACCCGCTGGACGGATAGAACCACCAGACCTCCGAATGCTGCGCGTTGGAGACGGCCCAGATGTGCGAGCGGCGCGTGCTGCTGATATCGCTGAAGACGTAATCCACCACTTCACACGGCACTTCCTGCACGGCGCCGCCAGAATATGCAAAAAACGATCCCAAGCCCATCCAGAACACGCCTTGATCGACGGAAGCGGCTGCCTTGCGGGATATAGCGCCGCAGGCGGATCCGACCCGCTCAAAGCCATAGACGAAAGGCGGGCCTTGATACGTGGCAGTATGCGCGTCAATGTCGGTCAGGATCAGCGTTTGCCCGCGTGCGCGCAGGCCTTGCATGATCTGGCCCGAGGTTTGCAATTCCAGATCGCCCGCCTCGTTGGTGGCGGCTGGCGTCCATAGTTCGCGATCCTCGCGGTCTGACCACTGCACCTTGCGAGGATTGCCGCCTGCGCCCAGAGCGAACATGAAACGCTCCTCGCTCACAATCAGGCCAAGGTTGCCAGTCGGAGCATTAGGGATGATTACCGCGTCATTGGTAACGTCCAAATCCCACGAATACAAATCGCCGTCAGCGTTGGAGCAGGCCACCAGTTCCTCGCCCCAGTTATCCAGATACCAGACCGTTGCTTCTGCGAAGCTGCCGATGTCGGATCGAGGCGTTCCGTATGCGCCCACCCCGTAAAGCCCGCCGCCGTATCCAAGGTTTTGCGTTGCAGCGACGTTCCCGGTGGTCAGGCCCGATGGCGTGATATCGGTGACAGTCCCGGCCTGCGAAATGGCATAAAGCTTGTCGAACATCCCGACTGCAATGTAGCGGTTGTTGTTCAGATCGCGCCATGCGTGCATTCCGCGCGGCACCGCGTCGTTGATGTCAAACCGCGCCTCCCAGCCCGCCACTGGCCGCATGGTGCCGTCTGCCCAGCGCACTAGGCTCGCATCACGCCAGCGCCCTGCGGATTGCAGGTCAGTGCCGTTGCGGTAAACTCCGGGCGGTATGGCAAGCGGGATGAGGGGCATGGGTTACTCCGCCGGATATGGGAAGCGCGATTTGATCTCAGCAACCTTGGCCAGCCATTCCGCATTGGTAGCCTCGCCGCGTTGCGCCATGAAAAAGAGCGGATCAGCTTCGGCCTGATAAGCGCGCTTGCGGGCAACCTCTTGGCTGTCGCGGGTGATCTGTGGTTGAAGTGCTGCAACTTCTTCCGGGGTCATTTCTCGTACAGTGACTTGACCAGTTACTGCATCTGTGATGATTTCAAGTCCCATTATTTCACCCCGTAGACAAGGATGCTGCCCGCGTCGAACGTGCTGCTTCCTGTAAAACTGATGGACGTAGTGGCAGTGCTATAACTCCCGCTTTGGGCGTAAACAGCGCCAGCGGCAGTAGTGTGCGCGAGGCAACTTGTGATAACCCCGTTCGTCAAATCAACAGTGACGGTTCCTCTCAAAGCATCAGTCGCCGTGCTAGAGGTGTCAGATATTCTCAGGGAATTTAAGTTAAGCCAAGCGGAAACGGGAGTAAATGACACCCCCAGCACGGTGATATGCAGAAACTTATACGGCGTCAAAACAAGCCCGGAAAGCGTGTGAGTTGTTCCGCTGGTGGTGGTCAGGGTGCCTAGCAATACCGTATCTACATAGGCAGGTGTCAAAGACGCAATCCCCTGCGCCACCCGCAGCGGCGTCATTACCTTCGTGTTGTCAGTGCCAGCCTCAGCCTCGGCCTGCGATGCAAGCGTGGCGGCCACAGTGGGGTTGCCAGACACACCGTCGCCGTTCGTGACCGTGATGCCAGTGCCAGCCGTCACAGTGCGCGCAGCAGCCGTCCCAGCGCCCGTTCGGGCAATGATGCCGCTTGAAGATAGCCCAGCAATGGCTGTCAGATCAGCATCAGATGCCTGCTTGGCGTCAAGCTGCGTTTGAATTGCGGATGTTACGCCGTCCGTGAAGTTCAACTCTGCCGCCGTGGATGTCACCGCCACCCCGCCAACTTTCCACAGCCCTTCGGAGAGGTTCGGCTTGATCGCGGTTGTGCCGTCAAGCAAGTCGTCAATCTTGTCTGCGTTGGTGTTCCAATCAGTGCCCCAAGCGTTATCATCGCCGCCGACTGTCGGCTTGTTGAGGGTGAA